AGCAGTTGGACTAATCACTAGGCCAGAGCCTTCTGATGAAGTAGAGCAAGAAGATATTACTGAATCTGAGGATGTATCTCCAGAGGTGGAAGCATCGGAATCAGAGGATGTTGATGACGCTGATGTCGACGACAGCGAGGAAGAAGAAGAAGTAGAAGTCGAAATGAAGGACGATGACGACGAAACAGATGACGAAGCCGATTCTGAAGAACCTGTATATTTTTCTGTCAAAGTTGATGGAAAAGAAGAGCAGGTAACCTTAGAGGATCTCAAGCGTGGTTATTCTGGCCAGAAGTACGTCCAAAAAGGGATGCAAGAAGTAGCCGCCAACAGAAAACAAACTGAGGAGGTTTACTCTGCACTTTTAGCCGAAAGACAACAGCTCGTTGAGATGTATCAACAGATGCAACAAGGGCAGTTCTTGTCAAAGCCTAATCCACCATCTGACGATCTTTTGAGCGATGATCCAATTGGATACATTGAGCAAAAGGCAAGATACGATAAGGCAATGGAGCAATACAACCAGCAGCAAGGAAAAATGAGCCAGATCATGCAACAAAGTGAGCAGGCTCGTGAACGTGCTGTACAGGCTTATTTGCAACAAGAAATGCAATCGTTGGCAAATGTTATCCCTGACTTTGGTGACGCGCAAAAAGCAACCAAGCTCAAGGGCAAATTATTAGACGGCGGTCAAAGTTTCTACGGTTATACCGAAGAAGAGATCGGCTCAATAATGGATCACCGAGCAATTAGAGTTTTAAACGATGCCATCAAGTACCGCGAGATAGTCGCTGGCAAATCGAAAGCCGAGCAAAAAGCTAAGGGCGCGAAACCAGTTATCAAGCCGGGATCTAAGAAGGTACAAAATCCTAATGTCAAGGCTATGGAACGGCGAAAAGCCAAATTTAAAACGAGTGGGCGCATCGAAGATGCTCTCGCTTTAATCGTTAATGAATAACTAAGTGAGGTCATAAAATGGCACAACCAAGTAACACTTTTGACAGCTATGATGCTGTCGGTATCAGAGAGGATCTCTCAGATATCATCTATGACGTATCTCCAGAAGATACGCCGTTTTACTCTAAAGCAAAAAAAGTAAAGGCATCTAACACTTATCATGAGTGGCAAACAGACGCTCTTCGTTCTTCAGCAGCTAACGCACACGTTGAAGGCGACGAGATTACCGCTAACGCTCGTACCGCAACTACCAGACAAGGTAACTACACTCAAATCTTCGTTGATGCAGTGTCAGTTCCAGATACAGACTCAGGTCTGAAAAAAGCTGGTCGTGCATCTGAGATTGCTTATCAAATGCTCAAGACTGCTAAAGAGCAGAAACTTGACATTGAGAAGGCTCTCTTTGACAACAACGCTCGCGTTGCTGGTAACAGCACAACTGCTCGTGAACTTGCTGGCGCTCCAACTTGGTTGATCACCAACACTGTTTTTGGTGACAACGAAGGTGCTGACGCTACTGGTGACGGAACGGATGCTCGTACTGATGAGACAACCACTCTTACCGCGTTCAACCAAACTGACTTTGACACTGTCATGCAGTCAATTTGGGAGCAAGGCGGCAAGCCAAACACTGTTTATCTCTCAGCATTCCAGATGAACAAAGCTCTTGCCTTCACCGGCATGAACAACCAGCGCTCAACGATTGGTGCATCAGTTGGTGGAACAAATGCTGTTATCAAGGCAGTTGATGTTTATGTAACGCCTTGGGGAACAGTAGACTTCATGCCATCTCGTGAGAACCGTTCTCGTGACGTGTTTATCATGCAAGATGATATGTGGTCAGTTGCAGTTCTACGTCCTACAAAGAACATGGAACTTGCTAAAACTTCTGACTCAACTCGACGCGCAATCGTTACTGAGCTTACTCTCGTATGTAACAACGAGAAAGCATCAGGCGGTGTGTTCGACAACACAGTATCTTAATTGATACGGGGGGGCTAAATGCCCCCCTTTTTTTAGGAGCTTGTTTTGAAAATCAAAGAAATAGTCCATCACGATGACGGCGGAGATACTCTGACTATTGAAAAGGTTTATGACAATGAGCCTGTATTACGCCAAGTAGAAGAGATTAAGCATTCTGGACTGGGGCAAACTGGAGACAAAAGACTGGTAGGCCGTATCCCAATGCATATAATGTCGCAATGGCTAAAGGAAGCCGGAGTGGACTGGTCTGATCATGGCGCGGCCCAAGAGGTCATTAAGCGTAAGATGTTATCAGGCGACTTTAACAAGTTTAGAGTTTGGGAAGGCAAATACTAATGGATCAGACTTTAATTAACTGGGCCTTGTCTGCGGTAAGCGCAGCAATCGGATTTTTTGGGCATCTTATATGGATGGCTGTTCGTGACATACAAAAAGCTCAATCAAGACTACAAACTAGACTCAGTGAAGTTGAAGTCTTAGTTGCCGGAAGCTATGTTAAGCGCCAAGAATTTGAAAGATTTATCGATAGAATTATTGATAAATTAGATTCAATTGATTCTAAGCTAGATAGCAAGGTTGACAAGTAATGGCAAAAGTTAAATCTTTTGATACGAAAGTAAAGCCGATCCCAAAACGAAAGAAGTTAAGTAAACGTAAAAAATTGGCAAAGATAGCAAAAAAATCTAAGCCAAAAAGTCCTTTATTTAGATAAGGAGAAAAAAATGTTTTTTAGAGAATTGTTTGAGAAAGCAAAAGAATCATCTAAAGGTTTTAGAGATGCATTTTTGTCATGCATGGTCATGATGGTAAAAGGCAATCTAGCGGTACTAAGTTTTGCTCATTTTGCAAATGCATTTAAAGTTGGTTTGGCAACTATGGTTGCATTGTTTGTATGTAACATGGTTAAGCCAACTAATAACAAGTGGATACTGGCTTGGATTGTAGGAACCATTACCGCTATTGTTGACTCATTTGCACATCATCAGTTATACGGATCTGAGGCAGTTCTTACCGGAGTCGGCGCATTTGTTTTAGCTATGGCGTTCACCAAAGTAGGCGAACTAGGGATAATTAAAAGATGATTCCAATACTAGGAGCATTGCTTGGCAGTTTGGCAGAAAATGGCCTTGGTCTTTTGTCCTCGGCCATTCAAGCGAAGGGCAAACAGGTAGTCGAAAAGACTCTAGGAGTTACGATCCCAGATAATCCAAGCGATGTTGACATAGAAAAGATGCGTCAGTTGCAGTTTGAGCATGAAGAAAAACTGCTAGAGCTTGGAATAGAGAAAGCAAAGCTAGAGCAAGAGGAACTTAAAGTTCTGATTGATGCCGCCAGAAACGAAGATAACAACGTATCTACTCGGTGGTCTGCTGACATGGCATCAGACTCTTGGATGTCAAAAAACATTAGGCCATTGACTCTGGTATACATTCTTACCGCTTACTTGCTATTTGCAGGACTTAGCGCCAACGGGATAGACATTAACGAAAGTTATGTAAGCCTATTGGGGCAGTGGGGAATGCTAGTTATGACGGCGTACTTCGGTGGCAGGACTGTAGAAAAAGTTATGGAACTGAGAGGTAAGAAATGAGACTCTCCGAGGAACAAGCGGCGTTCCTATTGGATGCCTGCAAGTTAATTCAGTACGCCACTGAAAAGGGATTTATGGTTACTGGCGGAGAATTGCACAGAACTCCTGAACAGCAAGCCATATACGTCAAATCTGGTAGGTCTAAGACAATGAATAGCAATCACATCAAGCGATGCGCTATTGATTTGTTTTTCTTTAAAGATGGCAAGATTATCTGGGATAGAAAAACAATCTCAGAAATAGGCGACTACTGGGAATCTCTCAATCCTAAAAACAGATGGGGCGGTAACTTTAAATCACTTGTTGACTGCCCGCATTTTGAAAGAAATGTCTAATTGTTTGATCGATTAGCTAGGCGTAATTCGCGTTATAAAAGCGTCTATGGAATCACATTCCGCCAATACGTTGAAATGGCGTTCAGGCAAGGCAATAAATGCCTGATATGCGGCGTTGACGGCAAGCAAACTGAAAGAGAAAAATTATCAGTTGATCACTGCCACTATTATGGTGAAATACGGGGATTGCTTTGCCAGAAATGTAACACTGGGCTTGGGCTATTTGATGACAATCCAGAGGCTATAATCAAGGCAGCAAAGTATTTGAAAAGATTCAATAGAAAGATAAAGCTCTCAAGTGCTGTAAAGAGAATTTATTATTTTATTGTTAAACTCTCATGGTCGATATTTCCTACTTATTGGAGGCTTAAAAAATGAAAACTTGCCCTACTTGCCCAAGCCCTAAGAAATGCATGGCAGCCGGTGAATGCATGATGAAGAAGGCGGCTAAAAAAAAGCCCAGCAAGACCAAAGCTAAAAAGGGATACTAATGCCGCTAGTTAAAAGCAAATCAAAAAAAGCCTTTAAAAAGAACGTAGAAGCTGAGATTAAGGCTGGGAAGCCGCCAAAACAGGCTGTTGCCATAGCTTATGCGGTCAAACGTAAGGCAGGTAAAAAGAAGAAATAGCCCAAATATGGAGGCTAAACAAGTGAATCGAGAGTGCGTATATCTTGAATGGGTTGACGCTGTAGCTGACTCAGGCTGGGAAGAAACTAAGAAACCAGAGCTTCATGATTGCTACACTCTCGGATTCATTGTTGCCGAGGATGACAAAGCAATATGCGTTGCATCCGCCATATCCAAAAAAGAATCAAACGCCAAGATTCATATCCCAAAGGCTTGGATCGTAAAGGAAGTTAGATTCAGTCCAGAATCCATAAAAAAAGCCCCAAAACGCGGGGCTTGAGTAGGAGGAGTATGAAAGTTAACCGAGTGAATTAAATGCCTCATACACTCGATCTACTGAATCATAGCCATATTTCTTAGCCAAGGCAAGCGCCTCGGTAGCTGTATATAATTTGCCGTCAATAAACGTAAATAGAGGCTCTCCAGCGCGTTCTTTGCCAATAGCAACCATGTAGTAAGGCCCAAACTTTATGTGCTTTATACGCTTCTTAAATTTGCGTAAATTGATGCTTGTCATTTAATAGATAAATACAACAAAAACAAAAACAACAAGGAACATACAATGGCCAATATTCCAAAGACGTTAATCTTGTTAAATGCCTCGCTCTGATTGGCCTCTGCAAACACTTTTTCTATTTCTTGCATTATTTTATCGTTAGGGATCGAGCGCCCGTTTTCCCATTTGCTAATGGTCTTGTAATGAATATCCAAGGTATCAGCTAATTCCTTCTGAGTGATCTTTAACTTTTCCCTGTTTTCCTTCAAATATGCAGAAATATTGTCATGTTTCATGCGCCATCTCCTTAACAAAATTCTCGACTTGGCACTGAGCATCTTCGTGGCCTCGGCATACTATAACACTTTGATTAATAGATTTTAAATAATTGTGCCATTCTAGCTGGCTTGCAGAAACGCTACCACCACTTTTTTTCTTCATTTCAATCCAAAGTAGCCATTCCGGGACGAATAGGTCTGGGACTCCGGGAGTTACGCCCTCGGCCTTGAGACGTGCGGCGGTTACGATGTTTCTTTGGCCTCCGTTCGGTATTGCTATTATCTTGGCTTTGTAGGTCTTGCGAAACCAGCTTACAAACTCCCGTTGCTCAACGTGTTCACTTCGCCCATTTTCGTTGGACGACTTTGTAATACTTGCCTTCCCTCTTGTAGAAAATCTCATTTGGCGGCTTGCCCTTATTCATAATGTAGCAGATATCCTCCAAATTGCTTGTATTCAGAAACTTCACATCAATCTCTGATTTGATGGCTATGCTTGCCAACTTACTTACTGCCATGTTCCCGGCGTATCCTTCGTGCTGGATCGGGAAATATTCTGCAATGATAGGATCGGCCAGTATTTTAGAGTAATACTGCACCTTAACCATATCTCTGCCACTGGTTCTCGACCTATGCTTAGACCACTGCCAATCAAGAACAGAGAATCCGTCGTTGTTGTAGCCCATGATATCTATGTCGTGAAGCCTCATGCGCTTCTCTTTCGACTGAGGAAACTCGTATCCGCAGTCTGGGCATACTTTGACGGCTGGGGCCACTAAACTATCACACTCAGGGCAAACCTTTACTGGAGCCTCTCCAGTGCCTTTCCCGGGCTTATTTGGCGGCTCCACTCTGGTTATCGGGCCATGCATTTGGACTACGCCAGCAAAGTCTAAAACTAGGCAATGATCGGTATGGCTCTTGTTACGCATACCGCGCCCAGCCATTTGGACGTACAGGCCCGGAGACATCGTTGGGCGTAGCATTGCTATAAGATCAATGTCTGGATAGTCAAATCCAGTAGTTAATACGTTGGCGTTGGTTAGCGCCCGTATCTTGCCAGCCTTGAACTCGCTAATAATGCGTTCACGTTCTGGCTTTATTGTATCTCCAGTAATGCATTCAGCCGCTATGCCGTTGTGGATAAGTATGTCTTTTATGGCTCTGGCGTGTTTTACGCCAGCACAAAAGAATAACCAAGCCTTGCGATCTTCTGCCAATTTAATCACTTCGGCAACAACGCCTTCGTTGGTGTGTTGCTTATTAACTGCCTCCTGCAACTCTTTCTCGATAAACTCTCCGCCACGTTTATGTACGCCAGCAACGCTTAACTTAGTTCCCGTTAGCTTTGATCTAAGCGGCGCTAGAAACTTATCCTCAACCAACGCCTCGACGCTGGTAGGCTCAATTAGCGCGTCAAATATCCCGGGCTTGTCAGTTATCATGCCATGCCCCAATCGGTACGGAGTTGCGGTCAGGCCAATTACTCGCATGGCTGGATTAATCATCTTGAGATAATGGATCAGCTTGCGATAGCTGGTGTCAGTGTTATGCGATATCAGGTGCGCCTCATCGACTATCATGAGATCAATGTGACCTATGTCGGTGGCTTTGTTTCTGATAGACTGAATCCCGGCAAATGTGATTTGCTGATGGAGTTCTTTACGCCCAATTCCTGCGCTATATATTCCTAAAGGCGCATCTGGCCAGTGCAGTAACATTTTTTCCGCGTTCTGCTCGATCAACTCTTTTACATGAGTAACCATTAAGACTTGAGTCTCTGGCCAGTTTTCTACGGCATCCTTACATATAGCCGCGACAACGTGCGACTTGCCACTGCCGGTTGGCAATACAATGCACGGGTTACCGTACTTGTTAGCACGGAACCAGTCGTATAGTTGATCAATCGCTCTTTGTTGGTACTTGCGAAGCATTTATAGCCCACACATTCCTTCGCATTCGTTATCAAACATATCCATCTGATTATCGACTTTTTCTTTAAACTCAACTTCATCAAGAGGTTGGCATGATCTGTGTAAATATAATTCGTCTTTTATATTTCTTGATCCAAATCTAATTTTTTTATCAAACCATACAGCTTGCTGGAATTCACTTGGTCTTTCTTTTTTCATAAAAGACCAATATGCGTCGTCGTGATACGGACAACAAATACAAGCAGACTTTTCTGGAAGCGGATAATTGTTTTTATTCATCCATATTAAGCACTGTTGCCTATTCATATTAAGTTCAATCAATGGATGCTTATTCTTAATATATTTATCTCTAGCAGGCTTCATTCGTTGGATTTCGTCTGTAGAAATTCCGATCCATTGCTCAACGTATTTATCTTTTGGAAAATGCTTTTTATATCCAACATCACATAATTCTCTAATTTTCTTTCTTATTGGCTGAATTTTGTAATCATTTGTACATTGCCTTTGCAACATTCCAGATTTTCCAGTTTCTGCGCTTTTTGTAAAAAATGGTGCGGTCAAAAATCTTTGTCCGTTATCAACAGAATTTATCATGTCATCTCTTATGTTTCCTTTTTCAACAATATGTATTGGAAAAGGCAATTCTTTTTTTAAGAACTCAAGATATTTATATACTGCTTCTGGCTCATATCCAGTATCTGCAAATATTGCACAATCAGGCATTGGTAACTCGCCTTTGGCGGCCATTAACGCCATAGTTGAGCTTTGTACGCCAACTCCAAGACTAATTACTGTTAATATTTTTTCTTGGTTCATCCTATTATCTTTCCTCCATCAAAACGCAAGTCTGTAATAAATTGATCTGGCTTTAAACACGCGTCAAGATTGCTCACCAATTCTGTGCTGGCGTATGTGTTCGCATCGCCTTCGCCGTTCCGAATAAACTGACCGTTAATTTCCCATACGGCCTCGTTAGGATCGCTACTCTCCAATCGAGTCCAAGGCACAACGTCAGGATGTAAAACGTGCGAGTCGCATCCCTTATGCTGAAAGTCCTCTGGTATTTCTTCCGCATTAAATCTTTCGCAATCCCATGTACCATCTTCTTTTGGAGTTGAATGAGCGCACGTTCTGCAATTGACCTGCTTGGTCGGTTGCCCTTCGTGGCAAATATGTCGAGCCGGGCATCCCTTACAAACAAACCAGCTAGGATCGTTAGATATCCTCGGCGGAGCTTCATTTGCCAATGTAATTACATTGCCCTTATGTAATAACCTTTCCGCAAACTGTTCGTCGAAATCAACGATCTCGGTGTACAATTCATCGTTATCCTTACAAACGGCAACGTATAACGCCTTATGAATCTTCTTGCCAAGCATATAAACTTGCATCTGCGCGTAATGCATTGGCTTGGCTTCTTTGACTCCTGTTGAAGCCACTTTGTTAAATGAGTTTTTATTGTGAGTCTTAAACTCAGCAATAAACTTTTCCTCTTCGTGTCCCGGCACTCCTCGATGAATGATGCCGTCAACGCTACCGCTGACGTGCGTACCAAACTCTACTCTTGATTGATTGTCGCCAACGTTACGAATGTCTATGCCAATTGCTCGTAAATCTGAGACTATGACTCGCTCTTCCAGTTGACCGCGTCTAAACAGACGACGCATACGTCCCGGGAAGTGTTCAGCAAAAGTCCAACGAAACATATACCAGAGATATCTTTCGCATTTGTGTCCGAGCAATGATCCGCCCATGTGTCCACGTTGAGTATCGGTATTTTCTGCATGGTATTTATCTATCAGTTCGACTATTTTGCTCATGATGCTCCTAAAGAAAAGGGGCCGAAGCCCCTTGTTTATCGTTTAGCCCAAGGCGCTGCTCCATTGGCTGCCTTTTGAGCAGTTGGAACTGGCGATCCCCCGGTCAGAGGTTTCCAATCGCGCACGTCGTTTTGCGCGGCGTATTGATCCGTTGCGGCTCTGGTATTAACTTTAATCTTCAAGTCCAAACCAATTAACTCATCGGTGTTCTTCGGCAAACTTGATAGTCCTCCTGCCGCAGCAATTTGACTCAATTGTTTCCTTCCGATTGCTTCAGCCTGCGCGTTTGGATTGTTGATTGTTACGTTACCAAACACAACGCGACCAGCGTAATCATTACCAATAATGTCGTATCTTACTGAAATAAAGCGTCCATTACCAGCCTTGGTGGTTTTTAATTCAGCTCCCATAATGCGAGCGTCATACCATCCGTCAGGTAAAGTTGTGTATTCTTTTGGCTCATTATCAATAACCAAATCATAAGACTCAAAATCTAAATCACTCATATCATTCTCCTTCTAAAGAAATTGAAAAACTAGGTCTGCTAGGTGTAGTTGTAATAGCGCCTAACAATACTTTGGTAATGCCTTCGTCAGCCTTACGCCAACTGGACATATTTATTTCTGGCTTCCATCTGAACAATGTCGGCAAGTGGTCACTCAATCCAGACTCATTCGCAATGTCTTGCAATCTGTCTGCATCGACTTTGTGATTCAATCGATTAACCACTTTTACTTTCATTCGTCCTTTTTCGATGTTGACTGTGCCTTCAACGGTTTCGTCAAGTTCCAGTATTTCTGCCAAGCGATCCTCAACTGATCGTCTGTCGTTAACTGCTTGCCTTTCCCGTTCTTTGGCGTTGAGCCACGCTTCCGAGAGTTGTGCGAACTCATCCATTATGCCCTCCGATCTTCTGGATTAACTGGCCAATGTCAGGGGCCTCCCATTCGTCGAGCTTGCCAGAGCGATCTTTGGCTTGCCATGAGGCATCACCAACGCACTTTATCCCGCGCCATGTGTTGCCATCGGCATCCTTCTCGATCCGTAACGCCAGCACTTCGTCAAAGAAGTAAGGCAGTTGCTGACCGATCTTGTTGCCCGGCATCGATGGCGCGTACAGAATACGTCCAAGCTCGTCCGTCATCTTCTCTAGCTTGGCGGTCATTAGAACGTGCATCGGGATATCACGAAAAGCTCGGATCAAGTCGGTCATCTGTTCCTGCATAGAGCCGTATGCCTGCCTTGGATCTTTTGTGTTTTTCTTTTCGTAATTGAGAACGACTTCGGCGATCTCCGAGATGCTGTCAATTGCGATAGATGAGAAATCCTTAGAGTTCTCTCCCAGCCATTGATATGCATCGCGCAAGTCCGCCATGCTGCCAATCTCGATGTACGGTATATCCGCATCATTGATTGACAAAAGACCGCCTTCTGCCGACAGGATTATCGGATTTGGCATAGTCTTAATTAGTGTTGTTTTACCAGCGCCAGCTTGCCCGTAAACGAGCATCTTGACTCCGGTCGCCGCAACAGACGACGTTGTTTTTAAGTTAATAGCCATATGGCCTCCATAGTTATGTGCGGTCGGACAATCCGGTCGCACGTCTGTTATATTAGCACAGCA